GCTGTTTTACCGGAAATAGGTGACGGCCAGTGGGATTATGTAAAAACATTGGCCATCACTGGAGTTTGCACGGATTTTGTCAATAAATGGAATTCCTAATCGTATAAATAAGCCCATTGGCAACCAAAGTGTGTTGCATTTCTAGAGGTACAATCAATGTTAACATTTCAGTCTTTCTTAAAAGAAGAATCCGAAGGTTCGGAACTTAAGCATATTCACCATGCCGAAGACCGTCCTTTGATGCACGGCCATGCCGGTTTTGAACACGCTCATGAAGCACTAATGAAAGCTCATGCACACATGAAAGCTGGTGCAAGTCATAGTGACTTGACAATGAAGTATGATGGCTCTCCATCCCTTGTCTTTGGTCACCATCCAAAAAATGGTAAGTTTTTTGTTGCAACTAAGTCGGCTTTCAACAAAGATCCAAAAATCAATCACACAGAAAAAGACATTGACAGAAATCATGGCCATGCACCTGGTCTTGCAAAAACACTTAAACACGCACTCAAACATCTACCAAAAGTAACACCAAAACATGGTGTTTACCAAGGCGACTTGATGCACCATGCAGAAACCAAAAGTTTACATGAAGAAGTTATTCTAGAGGCCAAAGGTACTAAAGTATCTTTTACACCAAACACAATCACTTATACACCTAAAAGTAAAGAAGATACTGAAAAGGTCAAGAAATCTAAAGTAGGTATTGTAGTTCATCAGAAATATAGTGATGACATGAAAAGTGCTTCGCCTCATGTTGACCACCACAATTTCAAAGAACATCCAGATGTACACATCCACGGTGCAGAACATGACACCAGCAAAGTTAAACATTCTGATGCAAACGAAAAGAAATTCCAGTCTCATATGGCTGCTGCAAAAGAAATCCATAATACACATGGCCACAAAATGTATGATGCAGTACACCACAAACATGGTGGTGAAACTGGTCACTTATCTACATACATCAATAAAACAGTTAGACATGATGAAGTTCCATCTGTTAAAGGTTTCAAAGAACATCTACATGATGCACATGAAAAACAGGCTGCTAAAGTTAAAACTGAAAAATCTAAGGCAGAAAAAACAGGTGAAGGCAAGTCACAGGTTGCTCATGTAGAGAAGCATAAGTCACATTACGGTCATTTGTTTGCGATGCACCACCACCTACACCAAGCCAAGAATGCGTTGGTAAATTCTTTGGAAACACATGAAGGTCGTTACCACCACCACATTGAAGGCAAGAAGTCTAAGCCAGAAGGTTTCGTTGTACATCACAATAATGAACCAACTAAATTGGTCAACCGTGCAGAATTCGCCAAACAAAATCTGTTAAAAGTCCGTAAATGAAGTCATTTTTAGATATATTACAAGAAGAAAAGACAGGTGAAAAACACCATGTCTTTACTTTTGGTAGAATGAATCCGCCTACCTCTGGCCACTTGAAGTTAATTGATAAAGTTAAAGAAGTAGCTAAGAAGCAAAATGCGACACATACTGTTGTAACTTCTCATTCCCAAGATGCAAAAAAGAATCCTTTGTCGGCCGCACAGAAGGTTAAACATCTAAAGAGATATTCTCCAGATACTAATTTTCATGCATCATCAAAAGAACATCCTACATTCTTACATCATGCAGCTGAACTACACAAAAAAGGTGTAACTCATCTGCACATGGTGGTTGGTTCTGACCGCACACATGAAATGAAAGCTAAATTGAACCAATATAATGGTTCACATGAAGGTGCTTTATACCATTTCAAAAAGATTCATGTACATTCTGCTGGCCACCGTGATCCAGATGCAGAGGGAACAGAAGGTATGTCTGGTACCAAGATGCGTGAACACGCTAAAAATAAAGATGTTGCCAAGTTTAAACAAGGCGTTCCACACCATGTTTCTGATACTCATGCAAAAGAATTGATGCATGACACAAGAAAAGGTATGGGATTACACGAATCTTACAACCGTGGTATATTCAAAGCCATTTTTGTAACAGGTGGACCAGGTTCTGGTAAAGATGTTATCATCCGTGAAGCAATTGCTGAATCAAAAGCAGTAGAGTTGAATTCTGTACAAGGGTTTGACTACCTAATGGATAAACAGAAGTTGGCCGAAAAATCTAATGACTTCCGTAGAGAAGCAATCAGAAATCGTGGTCCATTAATCATTAATGGACCTGCTGATGACCATTCTCGCATCATTACAATCAAGGAAGAATTAGAAGAACTTGGTTATGAAACAATCATGATATTTGTTAATACCACAGATAGAGCCAGTCAGGAAAGAAATCAAAGACTGACAAAAATGATTGCCGAATCAATCAGACGGGAAAAATGGGAACTTGCTCAATCCTGTCAGGAATCTTACAAACAAAATTTTGACAATTTCATATACTTCGACAATAGTTCCGAAATTGAATCAATTGAAGAAGATATTACTGAGACCTATAAAAAAATAAATACATTTATAGAAAGTAAAAACTATGGCGAAATTTCTAATTCTTGGTTGGAAAATCATGATAGATTGAATGCCAATAAACCATTTAATTATTTTAAGGAAAATTATCATGCTAAAGAAAATACTAGACTGGTTGAATCCAGCACCAAAGGCAGCACCCCAAAACTCCGTAGTGGAGGAGGTCCAAAAGCCGATGGTCCAGGAGACATTACCCCAGACAACAGAGCAGGTGACTCCAACTCCGGTGACATCAAGTGGGACGGAAACAAAAAACGAGGTAGTTACACCTTCAAAACCTACAGCGAAGAAAACAGCGGACCCAAAATCAAAATCTTCCCTGAGCCAAAAGAAAGTAATTTCTCCAAAGACAAAGAAGTAATAAAGAAGAAAAAGAATACCGATGTTCCTACAGTAAGTCAAAGACTAAGGAATGTAACGACCATCGGTCCAGAATTTGATACACGCCAACAGGGAACAGTATACCCTATGTCTGGTCTAGGCGATGTAACATATAGAGAACAAGTAGACTTTAAGAATTTTAGAAAAAAAGTTATAGAAGCAATTGACGATCCTGGTGCTTGTGATATGGGTGTTGCTGGAACTTTGGGTGGTGCATCCAATAAAGAACCTATGCAATCATATAAAGACCAAGATAAAAATATAACAACTGTACCTAAGAAGAAAAAGAAATGAAAACTTTCAAAGAATTTTTATACGAAGTAGATGCATTAACTATGAAACAAGACGCTCAAGAAATAAAGCGTCAGAAAAAACATTTAGCAGATAAATCAAAAGAATATCAAGACCAATCTGATATAGAGAAAATGCATGGTCATGGTGGTGCAGCTGAAGCTAAAGGTGAAACATTTGAATTGGCTGCCAAGAATATTAAAGAATCATCACCTGCATGGCAACGTTCTGCTGGAAAAGATCCTAAAGGTGGCTTAAATAGAAAAGGTATTGCTTCGTATCGCAGAGAAAATCCAGGTTCTAAACTGTCAATGGCTGTTACAACAAAGCCATCTAAGTTGAAAGCTGGAAGTAAAGCTGCAAATAGAAGAAAGTCATTTTGCTCTAGAATGAGCGGAATGAAAAAGAAGTTAACATCTGCTAAAACAGCACATGATCCTGATTCTAGGATCAATAAGTCTTTGCGTAAATGGAATTGCTAAAACGGAGAACAACAATGATAAATTTCAATAAAAAAGATCCAGTTGCTGATATAATCAGAGGCATTATGGAAAAAGAATTAAAAGGTAATCAAACAAAATTGGACAAGAACCATAATGGTAAACTTGATGGCCAAGACTTTAAGATTCTAAGAGGTCAAAAAAAGGCAACTGAAGAAGTTGAAGAACTTGATGAAATCTCAACAAAAACTTTAGCGGGTGCCGCCAAAGCCGCATCTGATCCTGATTCAGACTATTATTATGGAAAATCACATGATGCTCAGAAATTTGTTGACCATGCTAAAAAAACTAAAGATGCAAAATCTGCCGCTGCCGTGCAAGGTGCCGCTGATAAAAGCCATTATCCAAGAGATAATCACACAAGCGGATATGATAAACTTACATACAGAACACCACCAAGAGTAACTGCCGCAGGAAAAGCAAACAAACAAGATGTAAAAACATTAAAAGGCAAAATTCAAGGTCGAAATGAAGATGTTGAACCAGTTGAAGAAAATGCTTTTGATTATAAGAGTCCTCGTCAACCTGAACCTAATGGCGGTTCTGGTGTAAAAAAAGGTGCTCGTTACGGTGGTTCTAAACAAAAAGAAAAACCAGAACAAGAAGAACCAAAAGAAAAAATGAAAGAAGCAATTGAAGATACTTTACATCCAGCAGGTGCTGCTTTATTGAAACACATTAAACCACAACACCATAACTTATATAAACCACATCTTGCTAAAGACACATTTAATGGAAGTTATAAAGACCGTACTGATGTACTTAATGCTGCTAAAAGTGCTGGTCATTTGAAAGAACAAGTTTTAACTCTTAAAGTGATGAAAGAAAAATACGAAGAACCAATTCTTGATGAATTGATTAATGAAGTTCTTTCTAAAGATGCAGATGCTGGTGATTGGATTCATGATTTTGTTCATTCAGATAATCCAAAATTTGAAGGTAAGTCTACTGTAGAACGCAAGAAAATGGCTCTTGGTGCTTACTATGCAAAACAGGATGAAGAAGCAGTACAAGAAGGTTATCCGGTGAGTCCGGGATGGCCAGCCTTTAAGAAGAAAAAAGCCAAAGAACCAGTTGATGCAAAGGATTCTAAGGTACAAGAAGGTTTGAAGTCTGTTGTTAAGAAAACATTCAAGGCCTTGACTGGTGGTTCTGATGAGGACCAACGTAAAGACCTACAACGCAAGATGGGTGTGCCACAAACTGGTAAAAAACCAACTAAAGAAGAAGTTGAACAGCTAGGAGAAGGTGGAATTGGTGATTTACCCAATAGAGGAATGCTCGGCACAGATACAGAGGGACCACATGGAGTTTATCATAGTAGTGGTACCAAACTTAAAATAGTAAGCAAACACAAAACACTGGATAGTGCATTAAAACACGTAGATAAATTAAGAAAAAAATCAGGTAAAGCTGACCATTTTTATGGACATTTATCATTACATGGACCAGACCAAGGAAAAATTCCAAGCCAGTTTCACGAAGAAGTTGTAACGGAAGGTCGTTCACCAGTATCATCACAAGGCATGGATACTCCTTTTGTTACCAATGCAGAGAATAAACCTTTGAATAATGCTAAAGAACTTGCTGCAAAGACTATGAAAAGAATGAAAAATGAAATGCTTGGAAAAACAGGAACATCTGAATAAGGCACAAAATGAGCAGAGCACAATTAATTAAATCATTAATTAAAGGTACTGGTATTTCAGAGGATGCAGTCTTGGACAAATATCTTATGTCTAGAGGAATTAATCCAAAATTTGCCACGAAAGACCAGAAAGTTTCTCATTCTAAAACAGGAGCCTTCATCACCTGGAAGAATTCTAGAATGATAGAAGATACATTAGAAGAAAGAGTTGACAAAAAAGATACTGTTACATTAGACATTCCTTTACTCATTCGTATTATGGAATTGGCTCGTGAAGATATTAAAACAGACATGGACTTACATCGTGTTGTGGAAAAGTTGATTAACATCCGTAATAAAGGTATGTTGACAATGAAAGACTACAACTATATTGCTAAAATACATGAAGAAGTTATGTCTCAGGTATCTCAAGAAGTTATTGATGAGATAACAACTACTGGATATCATGCAGCTGCTACTAAAAGTAGAATGAATGCTGCTGTCAAAGTAATGTCTAGTATGGGTTCCGATAAAGAAGCAAAGACAAAACTAAATGCTCGTAATGCTGGCCTGAAAAGACTTGGTGATAGAACATCAGCTGAAATGAAAAAGGCAAACTCTGGTCCTCAGAAACCAATCCCATCAACTCATGATGGAAATGACCGTGGATATGGTAAAGGCCGTTACATGGGTGATTCTGTTGAACATGATGATGAAGTTGTAGTAGAGATGGATAATCGTACACCAAGCAGCGACCGTAAAGAACATCGTAACAATAGTCCAGAAGGACTGGCAAAAAAAGATAAAGAACAACAGAAACGCTTAAGAGATACAAGCCCCGAAATGCGTAAAAAGTTACACTTACCAGAACCAAAAGAAAGTGTGACGGAAGCACAATCTGCTGCAGTTCGTTGGCAAAAGGCTTTAGAGGCTGCCAAAAAGAAGCGTGAAGATGAAGCAACAAGAAATGCAGAGAATGTGAAGCGTGCTCTTACTCCTGTCAAAGAAGATAAGTTTCAAGATTCAATGGCTGCAACACAAACTGTAGGCATGGAAGTGGATAATCCATCAGATGCTGATAGAAAAAGTCAGAGGTCTAAATCTGCTCGTATAATCAAATCCATATACAAAAGAAAAAATATGAAAGAAGATTTGTACGACCATGAGAAGGACGACAAACCAGCTGCAACTTATGGTAAGAAACCAAAGATGAGTGTAACAAAACCAACTGATAATGTCGGCGAGAATAAACCAGACGCTGCCGCTATCTTGACAGGTGGAAAAACATTAACAGGTCAAACAAGAGATACTATTGAGATTGACCCAATGATGAAGAAGCGTCCAGGATCTGATCCTACTGGTAAAAACAAATAACATATAAATAAGCAACATAACCAAAGGTTAAAAGGAGACACAAATGTCAGCATGGTCAAATACAGATGCATACGCAAATTCAAAACCAAAATTTCCAGACTTGAGACAAGTTCGGGAAGTTTATGAATTAAGAACAGCGAATAGTACAACTTCAGGTGCAACTATTATCACTTTCGTATATAATGATGGCGGTCAAAATAATGTAGCGAATGTGGGTGTAATAGTCGGCAGTTATGCTTACGGAACAGGCTTAACAGCTAATATCGGCACTGCAAACTTCTTCGCTGGAAACACTAGAGTTACGAATGTTGTTGGTAACAATGTTACATTTAACTTTGGTACAACCGCTGTCGTAGCTTCCGGTACAACAATTGAGTTCGACCAACAAATCAGATGGGCGACTGGAGTAGCAAACACATATAACCAAGACACAATTTTAGTTACTGCTACCCGTTCAGCTAATGCTTCTTGGGGTGCAGCAGGCCAAGGCGAAGGCGCACATACTGGTTGGGTTCATGTTGTTTCTGGCACTGGCGGCCGATTAGGTCGTAAACAAGTAGAAACATTAGTTTGTTTATCTAATGCATCCAGCACTAACGCACTTTCTGGTAATACAAGTAATACTGGAACATATTACGGCGGTCTATAATGAAAATTGGCACCCTCGGGTGCCTATTTCTACACTATGTTTGATAATTTGAATGAAGATAATTTCCTAATATACGCTGCGAAGTGTTATACATCACCGCATTGTATTATGTCGGAATTTGAGGGAGATATTAAAAGAACAAAATACCTGAAAAGGTTATTTCGTAGATATAAAATCACCAAAACAATCAAAGAAAGACTTATCTTAAATCATATTATCTTATTGAACAATGTTTTTGGCTCTGAAGCAACAGCAAGAATATTGTTCTATAAGACTGATGAACGAGATTATGATATACTGAAAACTTTTTTAACTTATTTGAACCTTGCACCAGATGTGGTGTATGGCATACAGGGTAAAAATATATTAGTAACGGATATTCCAATAGATATAAATGTCGCAGAGATATTAGCACAAATATGAAAACATTCAAACAATACATAGACGAAAAAGGAAGATGCTGGCCAGGTCATAGACCTGTACCAGGTAAAAAGCCTTTTTCTCCGGGTAGTTGTAAAAAAGAAGAAATTGAAACTGTTGAAGAAGATGGTATGGGTGGTGGTGTTGCACCAACAAATGCAGTCGGTGGTGGAAACATCGCTGGTACTGGTGGTGCTGGTGGAGAACCTGGCGTCAATCCAAAAAAGAAAAAAGGTCCTGTACTAATACAGATGGCCAAACGTAATACACCAAATATGTAATATGTGGATATTGCAATGGTTACCTAATTGGATTTTCTACGCCGTGTTAATAACCGGCGTTTTTGGTTTGGCCGCTTCTTATCTAATTAGATTCCTTAGTTTTATTCCTTTTCTGTACATCTATAAGACACCAATACAACTTGGTTCTATTGCAGCAATAGTGATAGGCACTTTCATGTCTGGTGCAATATATGATAATGATGCATGGGAAGCAAGAGTTAAAGAAATGGAAGAAAAAGTTGCAATTGCTGAAACACAATCAAAAGAAGAAAATGTAAAGATTGTGGAGAAAGTTGTTACAAAGACACAAGTGATTAAGACCCGTGGCCAAGACATTGTTAAATACATTGATAGAGAAGTAGTCAAATATGATACCAAATTTACTCCTGGCGGAGAATGTGAAATACCAAAAGAATTTATAAAATCAATCAATGATGCAGCAGAGGCACCAAAATGAAAACATTCAAACAGTTCATTTCACATAAATCACCAGAAGAAAAAAAGAAGCCCCTTGACTATGCTGCTATTCGTGCAGCATCAGCACAATCAACTCCAACACAGAAAACTGGTAGTACTAAATTTGTTATGCACCGAGAAGGTTACGGTCCTTGGGGTAAAATATCACAAGATACATTGGATAAGATTGCAAAAGCCAAAAAACGTGAAGAAAAAGAAAAAGGTTTAACGAGAAGACCCGGATCAACGCCATCAAAAGATACAATTAATTATGTTACTAAAGTAAATAAACTTTCTGAAGAAAAATGAATCCAATTAAATTATTCATATTAGTAATTTTTATACTACTTGCTTTTTTAGCAA